GGTGCAGCAACAGATGCTGATTACACAGCGGGTAAACTTTTTATTGAAATGATGGGTTACGAAGCCTAGTAGGAGGATTAAATGGCTGATGCAGTAACAAGTCAAACTATAGTTGATGGCGACAAGCATGCTGTAATGAAATTTACTAACGTTAGTGATGGCACGGGTGAAAGTGCTGTCACTAAAGTTGATGTAAGTGCTTTAGCTGCAAGCGCAGACGGCCTCACATGTACAGGTGTTTCTATTGAAGAGATATGGTGGCAATGCACTGGCATGAAGGTTAGTTTATTATTTGACGCGTCAACAGATGTTTTGGCTATACAATTAGGTGAGAACCAATCAGGCCACCACGACTATACAAAGTTTGGCGGAATACCAAACAATGCTGGTTCTGGTGTTACTGGTGACATAAACTTTACTTCTGTAAATCATAGCAGTGGCGATACTTACACAATTATATTATACTTGCGTAAGAACTATTAATATTGAAACTGGTTCAACAGATGTCTACAGAGCAAAAATTAGAAGTAGCCTTAGCTAGATTAGAAGAAAGAGTTGAGGCTCTTCAAGACGACATGAAAGACATGAAATCTGACATGTCTGAATTAAGAGCTACGGCAAATCGTTGGAAAGGCGCATTTTGGGTTATGATGGGCTTTGGCGGTGTTGTAGGAATAATATCAAATATAGCAACAGGGTGGTTGAAATGATGAAGAAAAAAGGCTACAAAATGGGTGGCAAGATTAAGAAAAAAGGCATGAAAATGGGCGGCAAGATTAAGAAAAAGGGCATGATGATGGGTGGTAAGACTAAATCCAAAATGATGTCAAAAGGTGGAATGACACCTTTAGCAAAGATCAGAGCTGCTGCAAACAAGATGGGATATAAATTAACTAAAAAATAATGCCCTATTTGCAAAGCAATATACCGCACTTTAAGTGTTGGGTAAGACGTGAGTACACATGTAATCACCTAAAGTATCATGGTGAATTTTTACATGCTATGGCTATTGCTGTAACCACAATGCCAAATCGTTCTTTAAGTTTTCAAGTTGTGTTCACAGGTTGTGAAACTGATGGCACAAAAAACCCAAATGTTCACGGCGGTGCTATGTGGGCAAGAATGCCATTAACAGGCTTGATGGCAGACATTCCTGTTGAAGAATGGCCAGATCCTATAAGTACACATAATGCTCAACCTTGGGATTGTTCTTCACACACACACGCGGTTTATGTCATGGACAGAGCAACACCTTGTCCATGGTTGGCAAAAATAGATGGTAACATGTATCCTGCTAAATACTTATTTACAGTTGATTATACTGACAGTGAGATAGCGGATGATCCGGCTCAACACAAACAAAGTCATGTAATGTATTTATTAGATGCAGGAAGTTGGACAGGCAATGTAGTTGCGCTTCCAAACAATCGCGTAAGGGTAACTCACCCAGCGTGGTTTCAGACAGGAGAAGGCGCACCAGATTTTTTGCCTTCACAGCATACGCATTATTCTAAGTCTGATTTAGATTACACATTAGATGTGAACAAAATTTTTGATAATTTATATAGTGAGGATTAAATGGCTAAAATGAAAGACTTTAGTGGAGATGGCAAAATTACTAAAAAAGACGTTCTTATGGGCAGGGGTGTAATTCCTAAACCAAAGAAAAGCGGTGGTATTGTTGAAGGTATTAAAAACATTAAAGGCATGAAACACGGCGGTCAATGCAGAGGCATGGGCGCAGCCAAACGCGGTGGCAAATTTAGTCAAGCGTGATATGGGTATTGTATGTTTTTCTTATGGGTGCAGAGGTAGAAGAGCTTGTCTATTTCGATAGTTTGGATACGTGCCTTGAGTATGCAGAAAGGGTCAGAAAACAAGATATACACCAAAGACAAGCAGGCGACAAGTTATATATCAAAACTTTTTGTATTCCTCAAAAGGAGAAGTAATGGCAATATCAAGATCTAATATTCCTAAGTCTGTAACTTACGGAGACAAAAAAAAGAAAAAGAAAAGGAAGAAGAAGTAATGGGATTTACTTGTGGAACAATAGGTGGTGGAATAAACGATGGTATGGGGCAAGATAATTCCGGCATTAGAAGTTTATTAAGGCCTTTAGAACAAAGACTTAGAAGTAATAACCAAGAAGAGGTTAATTCTTTTTTAGACGAAATAGATAAGATGGCTAATGATAGATTTGGTGATGCTATCAAAAAAAATACTGACTTATATAATACACAGCGTGACGAATTTTTTAAGGGTCTTCAGAATCGTATACAACCTTATATGTCAGAACAACAAAATAGATCTGATTTAGCAGGAACATCAGATGAATTTTTTACAACACCAAAAAATTTATATGGTAATCTGGGTTCAAGCGGAATAAACTACCACGCATCAAAATCTACTTTAGAATAATTCTAAACTAGGGGGGAGAATGTTAGATCCAGTAACTCTATCTGCGGCTGTATCAGGGGCAACCGCTGCATATAACGGCATTAAAAAAGCCATTATGATGGGTCGTGAAATTGAAGATTTGTCTGGTCAGTTATCTACATGGATGAAGGCAGTAAGTGATGTTGATAGCATTCACAAAAACTCAAACAATCCATCGACATTTGACAAACTATTTAACGGATCAATTGAAAGTGTTGCGATAGAAAGTTTTGCAAGTAAAAAAAAACTTGCTAAGCAAAGAGAAGAATTAAGAAACTTTTTAATTGGAAACTATGGTCTTCAGGCATGGGATGACTTGCTTAAAGAAGAAGGTCGAGTAAGAAAAGCCAGACAAGAAGCCGTGTGGAAAAAAGTTGAACAGCAGAAGATGATTAGAGATTACACTATTATGGGAATTGCAAGCCTTATAGGGTGCGGTGCTTTAGGGTGGATGATATGGATCATAAGCGTTTCTTTGTAAAGATACTTGTTATTATTTGTTTTGCTATTTTGTTTTCTATAGTTTTAGAAGCGAATGAGCCAAAAAAACAAATGACAACCTGTAGATTAGCAAGTCAGTTATTACAGAAGGACACAAGAATATGTGTTTTTGTTGGAGCAAACCATACTCAATACAGAGAGTATGTTCCAGTTGGTGCAGGAGAATGTCCAAGAGATTATCAGTGTCCGTACAGACCAAATGAAAAGCCGTTTAATTTAAAAAACGTAATTAAAAGTATTAAGGATCAATTTAAGTAATGTTTAAAAAAATCAGAGAAAGGTTCAAACTCAATTTTGAGTGTGTGGACTTCTCTGGTTTATACAGAAGGTTTTAGAATGGCAACAAGTAATACAACAGCATTCAATTTAGATATTGACGAAATAATTGAAGAAGCTCATGAAAGAGCAGGTTTAGGTAGATCTTATAGTGGTGCTGATTATAGAACTGCACGAAGATCACTAAATCTTTTAGCTCAAGAATTTTCAAATCGTGGAGTTAATCTTTGGACTATAGAAGAAGCAACACAAGCTTTAAGCACAAGTACTTCTGCATATACACTTCCATCTGATACAGTGGCTATATTGGATCATGTTATAAGAACTGGTACAGGAACAAGTCAATCAGACATTAATATAACTCGTATGAGTGTTGGCGAGTACTCATCTATCACATCTAAAAACACAACAGGTAGACCTACCAAAATTTACATTGAAAGATTAAGAGATGCACCAAGAGTAAACTTATGGCCAGTGCCAAACAACAATACTTATACTTTAGTGTATTATAAAATAAGAAGAATTCATGATTCTTTAAATGGTGGAGAATATCAATATGACGCTCCAACAAGATTTCTTCCTGCTATTGTATCTGGCCTATCCTATCAGTTAGCATTAAAAAATCCGAATGTATTAGAAAGAGTTCAACTTTTAAAAACTCTATACGAAGAAGATTTCCAAAGAGCTGCAGAAGAGGATCGTGATAGATCAGATTTTAAAATTGTTCCAATGGTATCTTAGGAGAGTATATGAGTTTTGCTTCAGGAAAACATTCATACGGTATTTGTGACCGAACAGGATTAAGATACAAAATTAAAGACTTAGTGTTCGAATATGAAAACGGTCAAAAAAATGGATTAAAGGTTGGTAAAGATGTTGTTGACAAAGATCATCCACAAAATAGGTTAGGTAAAATTAGAATACATGATCCTCAGTCTTTAAGAGACCCTAGACCAGACGTTGCAGAAACGGCAACTACTAATACAGTTTTTGATAATAGACACCCACACACAGCAGGAACTAGATCATGACAACATATGCAGAATTAGTTCAAAACATAAAAGATTTTATGGAAGATGATGGCACAGAGTTTTCTAATGAAATTGATAAGTTCATTGATTTAGCTGAATTAAGAATATCAAGAGATATAATAACGCCTGAGTTTAAAAGAAAGGTAACTTCAGCATTCTCAGCTAATGATCCATTTTTAACAATGCCGACTGATTTGGTTACGTTAGAACATCTTCAAGTTATCAATTCTAATGTACGAACATTGCTTTTATTAAAGTCAGATGAGTTTATAACAGAATACTGGCCTAACAGAACATCAACTGGTGTTCCTAAATATTATACTTATTTTGATACCTCTACTATTTATGTTGCTCCAACACCATCAAGCAACTTATCATTAGAGTTATCATATAAAAGAAGACTGCCAGCATTAAGCAGTTCTAACACTTCTAACTGGACAAGTATTAATGCAGCAGATGCATTATTATATGGGTGTTTAATAGAAGCATCAGCATTTAATCGAAACTATAATTTACAAGATAGATACACAGCCATGTATCAACAAGCAGTAAAAGCAATCAATAACGAACAGTCTAACAAACTTTCTAGCGATAATTTTTACATGAAAACGGAGGGCTAAATGGCTACATCAAACGCAGCAACAAACTATCTAGAAAGAAGGTTGCTACATTACATTTTTAAAAATAACTCGTTGAGTTTCTCAAGTCCCGGTGACAGTATTTATGTTGGGCTAGCAACGGCTGTATCTGCCGCTGAAACAGGCTCATTAACAGAAGCAAGCTTTGGTGGATATGCTAGACAACAAGTAGCAGCAGCAAGTTGGACAACAATAGGTGCTGACTCAACAGATGCACAGACAGCCAAGAACACAAGTGCAATTGATTTTCCAGCTAAGACAGATAGTGGAACACAAACAATAACTCATGTATTTATTGTAGATGCAAGTTCAAGTGGCAATATATTATTTGTAGGTGCTTTAGATGCAACTAAGACATTAGCAGAGGGTGACATATT